AAACCGGCTAATCTTCACCAATTCAATCCGAAGATTTTCATGGTTTTTTATCATGGATGCATCCCTCTCAGCGTAAATCTACGTGAGGAAGCGGCATCAGTTCCTGCGGGTAGGTGGGAGTCCAGGTTTCGCAACCTGGTCTCTTGCCTATCCAAGGGGTTGAAAGGAGACGGAGACTCAGGCCTCGATGAGGCCTGGGACTACGTCTACACAAATCTATGGGAGCACAGATGGGGAGGTAACACCTTCGCATTCTGTAAACCCAAACAACAAATTGCGATCTTAGCCACTCGTACCTATTGGTACAAGCGGCTTAAGACGCATAACAAAAATCTTCTCCATAGGTTGTTAGAGTCCCGCAAAGGGGCTCTACAACTTAAGGAGATTCTTCATACCGCGGATGGGGTATTAACAACTTTGTTAATATCCTACCCCGAAATCTTTGTTACGGCCAGAGACCAAAGTGCATACTTGGTGTCTGATCGTATCATGAACAGTGTGATCTCCAACGGGTTACAAGACTATGGCGGCCTTGTAACCTCGTTGAAGAAAATGCGCAAAAGGGTTCGGAAATGTGCCTTCACTGGCGTGAAGGCCACATTAACCGAACACGAACAACGGAGACTAGCGTGGGCTCAACTGGTCATTGACCAGTTCAACTCACGCGTAGGAGTCAACAGTAAGTCCAACATGTTCCGGGCCTGCGTATTCACGCAGTCCAGAGCATCTGGGCTAGGAAACAACAAGATGGCAACTGAAGCAATAGACAAGTTTATTGCTGAGGTCACCGTCGAAAAGGAGTTCAAACCTGATAAGGATCTAATCGAATCGATCGATTTCATCCTTGATCAGGTTGTCACACAAGCAGCTGGAAATCCCCAGTTCAGGATCTCGTTGTCAACGAGTGCCTGCACTGAGAATTCCAAAAAAGAAGAAGGGAAGTTCGGGTACTTGAGAAAAGTACCTGACCTTCCCTTCATCCCACCATTTAGTGTTCGCAATCCTGGAGGCCAGTTGGGAAACTGGGCCTTCAGGAAAGCGATCGAAAAGGTGAACTCTAGTAGCGACGACATTTACAAAACAAATGTCGCCGCCATTAGAGAAAATGCAAAAGTTAGGGTTGTACAGAGTGGATCTTTTTACAAAGATGCGCTCTTACAACCCTTCTCTCATATGACAATCCAGGCTGCAAAGAGCATGCGCTCTTTGAAGAATGGATTGTCTTCTGGTAGACTAGGATGGAATTTCATCAGCCGGATCGATCACCTCGATCCGGTTGATGGTCACGTCCTATTCGAAAAACATAAAAGGATAGTAAGTCTGGACTGGCGTTCAGCCACAGACATACCATCCTTTAAATCTGCACACATGGTGATGGGTAGACTCCTCGAAAAGATGAATCTACCTAACACCATACTTGATCCCATTAAATGTATATGGCCTGGTCCAAAGGACATATACATTAATGGAAAGTTCCACTCGGTCCAAGTCAACGGAGTCCCCATGGGGGATCCGTTGACTAAGTCCAATTTATCTTTAGCTCACCCTATCTGTGAGGCGTACGCCTCAAAGAAAGAGCCGAGCGTAAA